CCTGTCCGGTTATACTAAGATATTTTCATATCTTTTGTTTTGCTTATAGCGGCAGTGTAAGCAGCCATTGCTTTTGATAAATCTTCGTTAGAAAGTTCATCGCCAGCCGCCACATCATGTAGTTGATCTTTTACTTCTTCTTTTTTACCAAAGTATGATTCTTTAATAGTTTCACATTTTGTTTTAAAAGAGTCAGCGCCTGACCATTCAATTTCTTCAGCAAGTTTAGCAAATTTTTCTTTTGATGTATCAGCAAGGTCACTTGCAACTTCAGACATGATTTCGTTTCTTGTCTTGTCTGCATTGTCCTTGTTTAATTCAACATTTTTTTCAATCTGCTCATTGAGTTTCTTTTCTAAAGATTCAATTTTAGATGCTTGATCTTCAAGCACATTGTATCTTTCATCTGGAACATCAATGTAATGCTCAGCAAAAAGTTTTTTAAGTCCGCTAATAAAGTCTTCAGCGATCTCACCTTTAATGCCTCTTTCAAGAGCGATTTCGTTTTCTTTCATCCACTCTTCAACGACATAAGATAAGTAGCTATCAACTTTTTCAGTTAACTCAGCTTTTGCATTTGCAATATCTTGCTCGTAATTATTTTGAACTTCAACTTCCATTGATTCAGCAATCTCTTTTACTTTTGAGTTTACTGCTGATTCAAATACAGTTGCAGCTTTAGTTTTAAATTCTTCAGATAAGTCATCCTGTCCAGCGACTAAAGCATTCATATGTTCATCAACTTCTTCTTTTTTCATTTTGTAGTTAGAAGACATGTAACCAGCTTTCATTGGTTTCTTGTCTTTGTCCATATGGTCTTCAGCTTCTTCAACATCTTTAGCATCTTTCTTGTCTTCTTTATCTTCCGACTTTTCTTTATGCTTTTTCAATGCGTCTAAAGCGGCTTTAGGCATTTCGCCTTCCTTGATTTCTTCCGAACCTTCTTCAGCTTCTGCACTCTCTAATTTCGTATTGTGTCCAGACAATTTTGGCATTGCCTCAGGAGCACCTTGCGATTTTTGTTGAGCGTCGCCAGAAACTTGTTTTGATTTTTTAGTTGCGTCAGGATTGCTGTCTGTTGGTTTAACAACAGCTGGACCTAAATCTTCAGCATTGTTCATTTTCGCAATGTGAGAAGGTTCAGCCGCTACAGCATTTTTTTTAGGAGCATCAGCTTGTGGATTAGCACTTGCTTCAGCTACTGCTTCTTGCTCTAACGCCGCTAATTTGTTTTCTGTATCGGCCATTTGAGAAATCTCCTTTTTTAAAATAACTAGTTATTTTTCTCTAATTAATAGATATTTATAAGATTAAAGTTTTTCAAGAAAAGATTTAAATACAGTGACCTTAGCCTCTGTTAATTTAAGTCTTTTTGCTTCTTGAATATACTCTTTATACTCTTCAATATCTTGTGCCTTAATGACACCATTATCCCATACCCACTCTTTGTTTTCCATAATGCCTTCTACGAAAGCGTCTGGAGCTGAGGGGTCTGCAACAATGTCGGCAGCAGTAGCCAAGTAGAAATCTTTTCCTACATAGTTAGCACCACCTTTTTGAACCAAGGATCCCATACCTCTTGAAGATACTCCTAATTGAGCGCCTTCATCTATAAGACCTTTTACAATCTTACCGTAAGGTGTGTCCATGATTTTTGCTTCACCGATAAAATTTTTGCCTTCTGGTTTTAGAGCAGTAATCATATGTGATACCCTCTCTAAATTAACAGTTGGACCATCTGGATGGCCTAACTCACCGAATGCTCTTCTTTTATCAATAAATTCTTTTGAATATCTATCTACTTCTTTTGAAAGAATATCACTTTCGTATATTCTTCCATTTCTATTTTTGATATCTGATTGTAGAAAGACACCTTTAATTTTGTATGATTTTTTACCATTGGTTTCTTCAACCAAGTATTCTGCGTTTTGAATTTCTTCCGATATTAGTTTCATATTTCTCTCTCTTACTATTTATACAGTTTTATTACCTAAACTCGATAATAATTGTATAGTTGTCACCTACAGCAAAATTTTTAGTAGATAATAATATGTCTCCAGTAGGTGTACCTGCATTGTTTGATATCTCATTACCAGCAGTTCTTAAATCAAAATAACCATTACCACTCAACAACATAGCAGTTGCATTGGTAGTGCCATCCCAAATTATCTCTACAGCAGATTTATTATTAGCTGTATTGATCGAGTACCATACTCTGGATATCTTTCTGTTTGCGTCTTCGGTCATAAATGTAACCTCTGAAGCATCTATTTTTTTTACTAAAGTTTCACCAGTACCATCTGAAAAATTTGTTAGTTTTGTAACAAACTTAACACCAGAGGTATCAGCTATTGTTTGTGTTGTTACTATATCAGCCATTGTTAAATCCTGTTTCTTTATGACATTCTAACATTAAACTAAACTTATCTACATTTGTATCAGTTGTAATTGTAATGTCGCCTGTTCCTTTTATTTTTGTTTCTGTAGGTTTTAAACCGTAATTATCTATACCCGTCATAGTCAATTCTTTTTCATTATCAAATTGCAAAGTTACCGTGCCTGTGCCTTCTACTTCGTAATATGCATTTGCAATTGATATCTCTGATTCGTTAGTAGAGTTTTTTAAACTATCTACTTCTATNAATTTTTNANTTTCATTTTTTGCACCAGTAATTTTATTAATTACTTTGAAACCATCATCAACTAATTGTGTAGATACTATTGTCATTATGCTCCGTGTAAGTAAGTATGTGACAACTCACCTCTTTCAACTGTAGTTCCTTTTTTTCTAGTTCTTAAATATGTTTTTGTAACAGCACTAGTTCCTGGTCTTGTGTGTGTTCTTATTCCACCAGACACAGTTGAGTTTGCACCGTCAGCTGAATCAGGATATGTATTAGCTGCTGTAGCACTATTCTCATATTGCCATAAACTGCCTTCAACACCTGAAGAATTACCACTNTAAACATATCTACCAGCGTTAGTACCATTAACAACGGTTTCATGTTCTTTTTGCCACATTGCACCCCAAATAAAAATACTTCCTGATCCTGTTGAAGGAGTATTATCATTAGTATCGTCTATCGGACCTATATAATAATTAGGATTAAATGCTCCACCACCAGTTGTTACTTGTAATATACATCTATACCAACCGTTATCTTGTTTAACTATTTGTCCGTGTATTTGAGGATAACCAAAAGCATTTCCTGTGCTAATAACTGTTTCTGCTGTCAAATCAAATTTAGCATTAGTTGTTAAACTATCTGCATTAAATCCTAAACCTACAATAAATTTAGTTCGTGTATCCGCTTTAACATAAACACTATACGAGTTACCGTTTGTACTACCAGAACCTCCTACAGTTTTACTAATATTGTGACCTTTATTAGCAGTTGCACTTTCTGTCAGTTTAAAAGCTGTTAAAGAACCGTCTGGCGCTGTTGTAGCATTAGCAGTAATAGTACATTCATTTTTTGTCCAATAATTGTCATTAAACTCCTCTGAATGCTCAAATGTATTTTTTAATCCTGCGATATCTACATATGCCATATTTAAACTCCTAATTCTTTGTCCATGTAATCATAGACAACATTTGTTTGTACGTTATGTTTAACAGCAACCTTATCTATAGTTGCCTCAACTTCTTTTACAACATCAACATTATCATAATCTACTTGACTAAAAAAGTCATTTACCACCTCTCTATGTTTAGGTGGTAATTGACTAAAAGTTTCTGTATCAACTACGTTTGGTTTAAGTAGTTGGCTGACTTTCTGCATTTGGAACCTCTGACTCTGGTGTTGGTTGTTCATTACCGTTATCAACAAATTCAACTTCTTGACCTTGTGTATCAATAACAACACTTGTTTCCGGATTAGGGTCAGTTACAGTCGGTTTTGGATCGCTAAAAGGTTGTGCGTTTGTAGAAGCATCATTAAATATTCTACTTGCAATGTCAACTCTTTGTTTATCTAAACCGTCAGCAACTTTAGCTCTTAATGCGTCTTTAAAAGCCTCTCCTGCATCAGTATTTTTTCCATTTTGTAAATCATCTACAAATTTTTTTACATGTTCACTCATTTAATTTCTCCTATTTGATTTCTCTNGTAAATTCGCCTGCGTCTGGCATAGCAATAATACCATCATCAATTTCTTTTTTAATTTGGTTATCAATTTTAGCAATTTCNNTATCTGTTTGTCGTAATACATTCTTTCTTACATACTCAACAGAAAAATATTTACCAACATAATCTCTCATAGAATCGGCAACTCTCAATCTTTCCATTAACATTTCAGACTCTTTTAATTCTGCAAAGTGTCCGTCTTGTAAAAAGTCATATTGTACATGATCTCGTAACAAATGCCAATCTTCTTCCGTGATAACGGCTTTAAGTATTAATTGTGTTTTTAATATATCATTAAATAACTCTGTAAACTTTTTTCTCAATCTTTGTACAAACTTTGTAAATTTAAGTTCATCTCTGGTAATCTCGGTACTTCTACCAAGATTGAAACCTTGACTCGCTTCTAATCTACTTGCTGGTACATTCAATGAACGATATAGTTTAGCTCTAAAGTATTCAATGTCCGTAATTTCTCCAAGATTTTGTCCGCCAGGTAGTGTAGTAATATCTGTACCTCTACCACCTTCTCTGCTCGGTAACCAAAAGTCTTCTAACATAGACATATAGTTTCTGTCATCTCTGATTTCACCTGTTGAAGCATCATAAACAAGTTTATTTCTATATCTTGCCATCACGTCTCTTAGGTATTGTTCAGCTTTTACTTTTGGTAAATTACCTACATCAATCTTAAATATTCTTCTTTCAGGTGCTCTTGCAATTCTGTAAATCACAGCAGCGTCTTCAATCATTCTTAATTGATTTACAGGTTTAATTGCCTTATGTAAATAAGAAAGTATCAAATTTTTATTTTGATCAATCATTCCTGAAGGCACAAATGCGATTGTGTCTGGTGCAATCTTAATACCACCAGATGTTGTGCCTGCTACACCTTTTTCATTAAACAAATAGTATTCTTGAAAGTCATCTATGATAGAAAGACCATGTGGTGTAGGACCATCAGGTCTTTTCTTTCTAACTTCTCTAACTTTCTTAATTTTTCGTGGGTCAATGTATCGTAATTCTGTAATACCTTTTCTTGGTGATTCTCTGTCAATCACTTTATGGTAATACATACGGCCATCAACATACCATCTTCTAAAGATGTCGTGTCCTTTTGTATTAAAGTTCATTAACCTTAATACTTCTTGGAATTCTTCTTCTATTTTTCTTTTGATTTCATTACCAAAAGGCACTTGGTCTAACATCAACCTAATAGCGTCTTTTAGTTCATTAGCCACAACTGCTTCATTGACAATATCTTCAATTGCCATGTCGCACTCGGGGTGTAAAGCGATTTCTCTATATCTTCGGATTAAATCCTGCTCTGTTTTGGCCTGTCCCTCCATGTCGAGGTATTGACCAAAATAACCCCCAGCGGCGATGGTTTGTGTACCATCATCCGCTTGAGGTTGTGTAAAGCTTTGTTTTGGATCCGCCGTTTTTTTAGAACGAGTTATAGAAAATCCAAATAATTCAGCCATAATAATATTCCTTTGTGTTACTACAAGGTATTTATATACTATGTAGTAGTGTTACTTTCAAAGTATTGGTATCCAAATGTTACCTGAAATTGCTCAATTTCATCATTTGTACCGTAGTCCAACTCAATTGCAGCTATTTCAGTCGGAAATGCACCTCTTAAAGTGTACGACTTGATAGTTGCACCATTTCTATCTAACTGATCTACAAATGCGTCAACTTGATAGTCAGCAGGATTTGTTAATCCTTCTCCGTCTGTCATGTTGTTAATACCATTTGACCATCTTTCAAATGCGTTTCTTAATTTGAAATTTGTATCATTGATAACCGTTATAGACCAATCAGCGAATGTTCTATCTCCAGCAATCTTAATTTGTCTACCTCTAAAAGGTACCGTAAATGACGGTGTTGTCATTGCCGGTAATGAAGTAGTCTTACATAAGAATGCTAGTTCTTCTATTTCTCCACCAACTTGTGCGTAACCAGGAAAAGGCATTGTTACCTTAAACTGATTGGGTCTTGCCCCACCGCCAGCAAGTTTAGCTTTGAAGTCATTAATGTTTGCCATTTTATTTTTCTCCTATTTCTAAACTTAGCCGCCAGCCACTTCGTCAAACGAAACGCCGGTTCTAGTTGCTATGAATTGTAAAGTAATGAAGTTAATGCTTCTAGCAGGTTTAATAAAAATCTCTGCTATGAATTCATTTCTATCAATTACTTCACCTGTGTTGTTAGTTTCATCACAGACTACTAAAAAGTCTGTAATACCTCGTCTACCTTGTACTTCTCTTAAAAAAGGTTCTACAATGTTTCTAAAGTTAGCTCTTGTAAATTCATCATTGAATTCAAAAAGTTGGAATTTAGAAGCAGTA